TAAATAGCTCCTCTATCGCAGAGATTTTCTCATAGTGTCAAAATTAACAGTTTTTGAGGTACCTCTACTTGGTCTGGAACCAGTTTTTTTCGTACTCTTAATCGCGTCTGCCAACTTCCTTGTTGATTTAGTTGTTGACTGACGTTCAAACGCTGAAAAATCCCACTTAAGGACTGTCGCTAAATATGCTATTTTTAAATCAAACTCAGGATCTTTTTCTCTCATTCTCATGATTTCATTTTTTCCACTCTTGTCTAATTTAGTTATACCTTTATATAATTGCTCTTTATCTTTAGGAGACAATTTAAATCCAGGTAAAATTTCTTCTTTTTTTCCAATGTGATCATTAAGATCTTCTAACCATTGTTTATGTGCTTCAGCTCTTTGCTTTTGTTCTTGCTTTTGCTGCTCCACATAATTTTCTTTTTCTGCTTTTTGAATATCTTTCAATGAAGCTAAAGCATCCTGCGCTTCTTCTAGCAGAACTCCAGAATCTTCGTATCTCTCTATCTTCTTCGCTATTCTTTCTTGAGACCATCCCGATCTTGCAAGAAGATCTTTAACGAGAGCTTTTTGAAGACTTGCATCTTTTTCAATATTAGCTTCACTAAGAGCTTCATAAGTTTGCTCTTGACTAGACATTTCTAATAGATTCTGTAAAGGAACTCCTTCCTCATAGTTCTCTAATAAATATCTAATTTCAGGGGGCATATTTTCTTTATATTCAGAAATCTTATTACCCACTGATTTCTCTACTTGGCTCATAAGCCAATCTTCAGAGTCTTCAAACTCTTCATCTTTAAAATCTATAAGCCCAGCATCTCTTTGCAACGAAGCAAACACAAATAAAGGTTTTGAGTCTTCTTCGACTTCTTCTTCTGAATCGCTAACTTCAGATGTTTCTTCCACTTGTTCCTGCGGATCTTCTTCAGTAGCTTCTTCTTCTTTATCTGCTTTGAGTTCGGGCTCATTTTCTTTTACTTCTACCACCTCGTTTTCAGGTAGCTCATCAACCTCTTGTATTTTTAACTCTGGGTTAAATATACCTGGGTCTTCTTCTGTCTTAGCATTCTCCTTCTCTTGAGGCTCTGGACTAACACTGTCCAAAACACTCAAATCTAATCCTTCTAATGGATTCTCGCCTATTGCCATAATTAAAATTTAGTTAACAGTCAACAAAAATAAAAACTTAATATTTATTTACAAATTTAAAATACAGTCTGAATCAATTAAACCAGCGCTTCTATAGCTAAAATATAATTTATAAGATTATATATTTATTTAGAAGTTGGCTTTTTTCTTAATTGTTCTCGTTTTATTGATTCGTCTGCTTTATTTTTACGCTTAGTTTCTTCTAGTTTAGCGCGCTCTATATCTAGCTTTGCAACATCTATAGTATCTCTTATACCATTATCGTTATCATCTGTATCTACCGTAGAATCTTGCATCTTACTTGATAGATTCATTTGAGCTATCTCCAGCTTCGTTCTGTTATCCTCAGTATTCCGAGCATCTTCTCTATTCTCTTTTTCGATGTCGAGTTGCATTTGCATTTCTTTTTCTTGTTGCTGCATTTGCATTTGTTGTTGTTGCATCTGCATTTGCTGTTCTTGCATTTGCTGTTCTCTTTGCTGAGATTCTTTTTCAGAAATTTTGATTTTATTTCTAATATCAGCAATTGAACTTGAATTATAAACTTCGATAACATCAGATATTGTCATTTTATCGTTTTGAAGTGCTGCTTGAGTGAGTGACTTTAATGCTTCTAAAGCTTGTAAATCTTTTGAAGAATTTGAAACAAATATCCCGTACTCAGACGCATTAAATTTATCTCCCATTAAATTAAATGTTACAGTAGCTAAATCATCTGTAACATATTGAAACTTCTTTGTCTTACCAGCATATACATCTTTCGAAACATCTAGTAAAGTTTGAAGCACTCGCACTTTCGTATTATTATGAACTTCATACCACTTTTCTGTAATATGAGAAGATTGAGTTACTGATCTTTCTGTGGTTCCTACAAGCTCAGAAGAAGATATTGCTCCCATTCTTTGTGGCGTCACCCCTGATAATTGCTGTATTTTTTGTTCAGTAAACTCTAGTAATTGTATGTGTTGTTGGATATAATTACCAGTTTCCATATCTATTACTTTGTTTTGAGTAGATATATTACCTGCTAATTTACCAGTAGATTGTCCTTTTTTACCTTCATTAAATGAGTCCACAAATCCGAACTTCATTGATTGAGCGTAGTACATCCACTTTTCTACTTCCCATCCATCGGGAATTAGTGATAAGTCAATAAGAGCAATTTTCCCTTGGTTAGCTGCAATAGCTAGTTCTAATCTATACCATAATGTGATATACATATAAATCCAAGGAACTAATCTGTCCATAAGAGAAACTGACTGCGAGTTGTTTGCATTATAGATTGTACCAACATATCCAGACTTACAAACAGATAAATTATCCATTCTTCGGAACTGTTGATTTTTAGGTCTAATATTTAAATAAATATTTTCTCCTAATTTCAATCCTTCCCAATACTCATTAATCCACATCCATTCTATGGATTCACCATTTTCTTCATTAACTTTGTAAGATTCATTAACTATAGTTTCTTGAGGCATTCCCAATTCATCTATAAAAGTTAATGTACCTATTTTCTTCATTGACTTCCAAACTACTTTAGTAACTCTAATATTACCATCTTGGTCAAAGTAGTTATACACATCAGATGTTGCCTCTCCTTCTCTATTCTCAATAAATAATTTTTCTTGAGTAGGATAGTTTAATAAACTATCGCTTTGTATAGATCCTCTATTTCCGTGTTCTTTTTCTAGATCATCTATTTGTTTAGGAGTGAGGTCTTCATAATAATTATCGATAACAGTATTAACAGACATCCAAGTGTCTTCAACAATAATATCTGCATCATCTACGTAGTCAGAATTATGAGGTAATAAACAATAAAACTCTAAAGGATTAACTCTTCTAGTGTTTGGCTCTTGAGCTACTTGCTCTACACTATATATTTCTTCCCCTGCTATAAGAGCGTCTTCCCACCCTTTTTGAAATACAGTTTCTAAATTTAGATCTCTTTCTAAATACTGTAGAACTTTATAAGCAGAAGATTCTGCCATATCTTGAAAATCGTAATCAAAATATTTTTGTAATCTTTTTAAATGTTCTGGAATACTAGCCTCAATAGCTTGTTGCATTTCTGCGGCTTGCTGCTGATCCATAGGCTCTCCCATTTGCTGGGCAGCAGCTTGCCTGTGTTGTTGAATAAGTCCTGAAAACATTTCAACAACAGATTTTTTCATCTGCTCTTCTTTTTCTGTTATAGTACCTTCATTTATAGCACGTACTACATAACTAAACTTACGTTTAGACTCTTCTCCAAAAAGAAGGTTAAAAATAGGAGATACAATATCATAATATTGAAGAGTTGCAGGAAGCTCTGCAGATCCACCTAAGCCTAAAGGATCTGTAACATATTCCAGATCCTTCTTATCAAATTTACCATTATACAAATCATAGTTCCGCTTCTTTTTGAAACGAGAACTACGTCTTGTATGATCATATAATCCAATTAAGCCTAATGCAGATTCTATACATTGCTCTCCCCACTTCTGAGTCTTATTCCTTCGACTCAGTTTTTGTCTAGGAAAATCTACGTGAGCCATAAATTAGTTTTAGTCTACTTCTAATAGTAAATACTCACAAAGAGGATTATTAGCAGATGATTTTACCTGTACTTTAGTGTTATCTGCAGAAGGGTAAAATAAGAATTCACCTGGAGAAAGTCTTGCGAAAATTTGATCTCCGTCATCTGCAAAAATTAAATCATCTGTAGAGTCAAGATTTTTAGCATATACATATGCTTTCTTTCCCCCACCTGTTGAGCCTGATAAAGCTTCTACAGTCATATCTAAATATGATGTAGATGTTTTAACAGTGGTTAAACCTTGACGGTTATCACCATCTATTGTTAAAGTATCTGTTACAGTTTTTGATAAATTAATAGTATCAAATAAATCTGTACTGCTTATACTAAAAGTTGTCTTTAAAGTTGCGTTTGCCATGTCTTTACGTATTAAATATTATCCTAATGCTTTTTCCATCAATAGAAACTCTACAACAGGATTTCCTGCTGCAGGATCAAGATCTACACTTTGCATATCTGAAATAGGTATAAATGCAAATTCTCCAGGCCCTAGTACACAAAACCAGTCTCCTGTAGTTCCTGCAGTAGCTGCAGCTGCTCTTAATCTTACTTTTACATATTCACCAGTAGTTACACTTAGGTTATGTAAAAATAAGTAAGCTCTATCATCCGTACCTGCTAAAGGACGGATATCTGTTCCCGTACCTAAAGTTAAAGCGTCTGTTGTTCCTGCCCCTGATAATATTATTCGTCCCATCACTTGAGTGTCTCCTGCAGGAGAAAGTGAATCTGTCTCTGTGAAACTAAGACTTTGCTTTGCAAACAAATCAGTACTAGAAAGAGACAGCGTTACATTTACTGTTGCCATATTTATATTTTTTTTAAAATTCGCGAATTAAAGAACAAAAATAGACATTTAATTATTCCGTCCAAATAATAATGTGCTAAATTATATTTTAAGTTTTAACGTTTATAGCTAAAACTGTTTTCTTTTTCTAGTAAATAAAGGTTTATTCCAAAATTCTTGATCGTATATAGTAGTAATTTTCTTTTCTTTATCTACTTTCATTTTTCTAACTTCTTGTAAATGGTATACAACCATCATAAATGCCATAACCCTATCAAAGTTTCCTATATCATTATAAGCTATGAGCTCTTTAAGTAAAGGAATGCTTCTAATCTTATGTAGATTTAGCAAGCCTTCTTCAGCTTCGTATTCCTCTAATAGCCACATCTTAATAAGCTCTTCTCCATAGTCTTTTAAAGGTTTAGACATATGCATACCCTTACCTCTATTTACTCTACTATT